ACTTTGAGAACTGGTGGTTGGGGAAAAAAGACATTGCTGTAAACAACAATCACGAAATTTACAAATTGGGCGGTAAAAAAAATGCTAGAAAACTTTTTGACTATTTTTACGAACATAAAAAAATAAAAATAAGAAGAATAAAGACTTATGGCTAAACGCTTCCAAGATAAAAACCATCTTTATTGGATTAGACAACAACAATGTCTAATCCAAAAGGCAGGCTTCTATTCCTGCAAAGGAACAGTTGAAGCACACCACTTGCTACAACCCAACACAGGTTTCAGGGGCGGAGTAAAAGCAGGGGATGACGATACAATAAGTTTGTGCAGGTATCATCATTCTTTGCTGCACACCAAGTACGGCACAGATAAATTGTTTCTTGAGCATTATGGATTGCCTGAAAACTATGGGAAAGAGCAAGCACGAAGTTTATTTAAAAGAAAACAATACATAGATTCGGCAAAAGAAGACAATTTGCCGTTCTAAAAAAAGTTGAAATAAAGTCTATAAAAGACTTGCATATATTCCAATATGGTATATTATATCTATATCGGCTTGTTAGTTAAACGATATAAAACTTAAAGATAACTAAACTTCTTGAAAGATTAAGAGCAAAAAAAGCTCACAATGTTTCAGACAAGATTAAATTAAAATGTTTACTAGAAGATTAGCTCAGATACCCAAACTTGTGAGGAAGATCATTAGATCAGGATTAAGTTGAAGTTTTTAGATAATCAATAAGTTTTCAAATTATATTAGCAACTAAGTTATAGTAAAAGTAAATGCTGTAAGTAGTTAATGTTAAGAATTAAAACGAGAGAAGCCTTATTGTTCCGAAAGGAAATACTAAAAAATACAATCAGCGATACTTAAAGTTCCATGTCTGTAAAACAATGTTGAGATTAACTCCGTTACTTTTTAGGCGGTAGCAAAATCACAAGACTTAATTTTATGGCTTGTACCCATAAAAAAGGCACAAGAATGAACAACAGAGCGTTTCTAGGGATTTAAAAATGTGTTTGCAAGCACATGAGTAAAGTCTAACAACTTAGCGGTTTGATAAACTTAGAAAGGGTCATGGGGTGGTAAACCATATCTTCTAGTAAGCATTTTGATTTGATTGATGAAGAAAAGACTTGCATATATTCCAGAACGGACTATAATGTAATAGTGTTTAATAAATTGAAAAGGAAAAAAATGATAAAACTAAAAAGACTTCATGCCAAAGACACTTATTCATCTAGGCATGCTATTAGAAACTATCAGCATAATTCGGGTTATTCTGAATATGGTTATAGAGATTACAGGATAAGAGGCACTGCGCTTTCTTGGAATGTATATCACAAAGACGGAACTAGACTTGACCCAATCAGACCCGATGATCTGAATTTTAAACAAGCTAGAGATTGGCTTAATAATTATATAACTAAAAAGGAGGCAGTGTAATGGCTACAAGCTACACAAGACAATTCCTAAATGGTTTACACAAACCTACTTTGACCAAAAAAATAGCAAGAGAGCATAAACTGGGATTGGCAGACGCTAACAAAATTGCATCTACTGTTATTTGGCATCTTGAAGATATGTTGGAAGGGGAGGTGGTGTAATGTATAAACAAAAACAATGGACATTTACTTGTGACAATCCTGACCCAGAATGGACAAGTGGAACATATTGGGATGAGACAGGAACTTATGAAAGTTTGGGTAAAGAACTTGACCTATTAATTCCTGATGGTGGTTCAGTTATAAATTCAGAGGAAAATCCAAAATTAGAAAATTATCGTAAAATGGTTAATGCTTATTATGATTTATTTAATAATGGTGGAGGTAATTCAGAATGCAAAACAGCACACTATTTCCCAAGAACAACAACGTATGCAAGACGTAACAGATGGAGTAGATGTTACGAAATTACAGAACCTAAAATGGATAAAGCAATATTGCTTGCAGCTAAAGAGCAGGGGATAGTGTAATGAAGAGAATGACACCCAGTGAAAAGAAAGATTCAATTAAGCTATCTATTTGCTTAGGAATTTTATTCTTAATGATGACGTTCAGCTCTTATCTTTTTTTAAATGGCTTGCAGGGGTAAAAGGAAAAATAAAATGAAATTTGAAATAGAAGGTAAAAGAACAACAACAATAGTATCAACCAGTGTTTTTACTGAACTCGTCACTGGTGAAATAGACATAACAAAAAAAGAAGTTATGCGAGTCACTGGGTGTTTAGCGAAAGAAGATGGAGACTCAACTGCTTGGTACAACTATGTTCCAGAAGCCATTGCAAGTGGAGCTACTTATAAAGAAATAGAAATAGAAGAAGAAGTCTTAAATGAAGACTATTCAGAAACTCAAAACGAGGATTGGCAACAGCATGACTTGATGGCTGACTGTTATTAGCAAGGAGAAAAAAATGAACCAAAAAATGAAAGAAAAGTATTACAAAATATTGTGCGACTGGAACGGAGGAGGCTACACAAAGCAAGAAGTGGCTATAGAAAATAATGTTACTATAAATTATGTTTATAGAATATTAAGAGCCTATAAATCTAAAGGTTGGTTTATTAGAAAACGTCAATCTAATCTTTCAGCAAGAGATTTATTAATTGTGGAAGAATGGAACGCCTCTGGCACATCAACTTTGCAAAGTCTGGGGAACAAATACAATCTAACCAGAGAAAGAATAAGGCAAATTGTAGACAGGGCACGTTTCAATAAAGTTGAAGTAATAGAAATGAAAGACAAATTCAACAAGAGATATGAGGAAAAATACCGACCCATCCTCAAAACCTTGCAGGCTTATATTTTAGACAATTACTACAATCCCGATTACAAGGATTGGAAAAAAGAACAGGGAAATGTTGTCTACAAAGAGATAAGGAAAATAGAAAAAAACCTCATCAAAGAAGGCTTGCTGACACCTGTTCTCAAATTTAAAAATTATTGGGAAGAAAGAGAAAGATTGTATGGTGACAGATACGCCACAATCAAAAAACTTAAAGAAGAGGAATGCACTCTGGATGTAATAGCCAAAAAAATGGGATTATCAAAACCTAGAATTTCACAACACATCCGAGAAATGAAGATTTTGAACATACCCTATGAAAGAATGGCTTGTCCCAATCAAGTCCTTGCTTGTAGCTTGCCAAAAGAAGAGATGCAGTATCGGATAGAAACTATTATGTCAGGCATGAAACAATCTAAAACTTCCAAATCAATAGCAGAAGAGATAGGAATAGACACACATCAAGTCTATAGGTACAAAGCTAAATATATAACAAAAGAAATTTATGAAGATTGGTTAAAAAAGGAGTCCAGAAATGAGCGATAAAACACTAGATGATATTATTTTTAATAGTGACCTATACAAAGAGGCACAATCAAACTTTTTAAAGAAAGGCATAGAGGGTTCAATAAATGTTATGTTTGGCACACTAGGCGACAGCTTCAGTTATCCAAACAGTAAATCGCATAAAGATACATTGCCTTTGAGAAATGAAATCGCCAAATGCATAGCGCAAAGAATGTTGTTTGATTTGAGGGAAGGATTAATAAACAATGACATGCAAGACATAGATATAAATAAGTTAAATTTGAAAGAATGACAATGTATAAATATATAGACGCAGATAAACACGAAGATAATTTTAATAGATGGTGGAAAGCATCTAGCCTAGAAAGAGAAATGCACAACCAAGAACTTTACACAGAGAAGAGGGCAAGAAAGATATTCAAAGACCAGTGGGGTTATAAGGAAATAAAGAAAAATATATTTGGTTAAAACACTTGCATATATTCCAGAATGGTCTATACTATAGGAGTGTTAATTATAAATTGAAAAGGAAAAAAATGAAAAACTTTATAACAGGAAACTACTACTCAGGAAGCAACTTAAATGTACTTGCACATGCAGGTTACACAGAACAGGACGAATTGCTTACTTTCAAACAGGCAATGAAATTCTTTGAAGTAACAGGCGATATGCTTAAAGGTCTTAAAGGTCTAGGTACTACGCTTTGCTTCTACAAAGAAGAGATCAACAAAAAGACTGGCAAAAAAGAAAAGATCAGAAAACTTTTTACAGTCTTTAATGTTGTAGATGTCAAGAGAGTCATTCAAGAAAATACATCAATCAAGGAGGCGGCTTAAAAGCTGCTTCCCTTTGGGGGTAGAAAATGAAAAAAATACAAACCATCTTGATTGACCCTTGTGATCAAAGCATATCTTACATTGATATATCTAATTCTGTAATTCAAGATTACTACGAAGCAATGCAATGTAGCTGTTTTGATGTTATCCGTCTTGGCGATGGAGTCATTATGTATATAGATGACGAGGGTCTCTTAAAGGATAATATGTACTTTAGACTCGGTTCACATAATTTTGCAGGCAGATGTATTATTGCTAATGAAACTGACGATGGTGGAACTACGGATTGTCATTGGACAATAGACCAAGTTGTTAAAAAGATTGAATGGCTGCCAGAAGGTCATAAAGAAGAACCATTTATGCAATTTGTAAGTTTGGATTGATGAAGTGAAAGGAGAGGAGGGGTCAATTTAGACCCCTTTTTTTTACCTAAAAGACTTGACACATAATCCATTACGGACTATACTATAGGAGTGTTAAATAAATTGAAAAGGAAAAAAATGAAAAATATAAATAGTCTTAAAACTTTATCAGGACTAGAACAAGAAATGATAAATAATGTTTGCAGAGACCACGCAATAGGAGCTATAGCTGAATGTTGGAAAGCTCCTTACGAAGTGATGGCGATTTGTAAAGACTTAAACGTTGATTATGATTCAATCTCTGACAAAGAGTTTGATTTTGTATATGAGTTGACTGCAAAGCATCTACCAGAAGATTTTTTTACAAGATCGTACTAAAGAGGTGCAAATTAAGAGGGGTCAATTTAGACCCCTTTTTTTTTAAATTAATTCCAAAAAAGACTTGCATATATTCCAGAATGGTCTATACTGTGTATATAAATTGATAGGAAATAAAATGAAAAATTTAAAAATACATGAAGACGGATTACTAAGCGAAGGCATAGGAAAATATGTAATAGAAATAAACATGATGATGTTTGCAACTCTAACGATTTTAAGTTTAGTAGGATAAGAAAATGAAACTACAACAAAACAGACTGTTTGGATTTAAGGAAGGAGAAGGAAAGCCGTATGAAAATAGAATGTTAAGAGATGTATATTCTTTTAATGGGAAAACGCTCAATGGCAACGACCTACAAGACGACATAAAAAGATTGGAAGAATCTTGGGCGGAAATTAATTATCATTCTTTCTATGTTGAATCCTATGAGATAGACACTGAAGGCAAAGAGTTTATAGAAACAATATTCGGTGGCAGATACGTCAAAGAATATGACCAATTAACATTGCAAGACGGAAGAAAGGCTGAGGTCTCAAGAATTGGGAAAAGAGGCAAGGTCTATATCAACATTTTTGACGATGAAGTTTACTACTCAATCAAAAGATACAATGTTCCGTTAAGCAATAGACTTGATGAACAAGGTGAATGGAAAGTAAGAAATTAAAATGAAAGACCTTACAGTTAAGCCAACAAAAATAGAAATTCAAGGTGGATGTATTTACTTGCGCTATGAAGATAAAACCTCAAATGTTTCACGTGAAACAAAAGTTTTGCATAATAAAGAATATAAACACCAAAGAACTGCAATGAATGCTGCTCTTAAACTTTTGTCAGACAAAGAATACAGTTTTATAGGCATGGGTAAATCTTGGAGAAATGAAAAATATTATAGTGCTTTGATTATAAGAAGAAGTGGTAATGACAGATATTTCACAATAGGATTAAAGAAAAAGTTATTGCGTACATTTTTTTACCCTCAATTTCCTGCTAGAACTAAACCAACATGGGAGCATGACCTTAATGACAAAGAAAAAGAATTGTTGAAAAAGTATTTAGGAGACTTTGTTACAGCAGAAGAATATGAAGATGGAGCTTTTGGAATATACAAATGAAAAAGATTTAATTAAGACCTTTTCTTTTGTTTTAATTTCCAAGATGGCATATAGTGTGCATAATTAAGTGAATAATTATTGAACAACTAATGGCTAACAAAACTACCAAAGTAAAAATAACTGAAGACTTGGCAATGCAGCTAAGGACAGAATATGTGCAAGGTATAGAGTTAGAGTCAGGAGAAAGAAAGCATTTTAACGTAGTAGAATTGGTCAATAAGTACAATGTTTCACAAACCACCCTGTTTAGATTGTCCCAAAAAGAAAATTGGAAGATACAGAAAGAACAATTCAAAGTACAACTTCAAACAAAAATAGATGAAGTTAGAGTTGAAAAAATGGCAGAAGAATCAAAAGTCTTTGATTCTAAATCTATTAGAGTTGCCAATCAATTACTAGAGATAGTAGAAGGTAAAGTTTACAAGAACCTTAAAGCGTTAGAGATAGATTCTAAAACTGATAACCCAAGCCAAATACTTAGTCTTGCAAATACTGCAGTAGCAGCGCAAAGATTAGCTAAATTAGCTTTTGGAGAATCAACTGATTCAATAAATATAAATGCAAACATCCAAGAAACAGATGCCTTCAGAGAAGCTATGGAATTGCTTGACACAGTTGCAGAGTCAAACAGAGATAGCAACAATAAGCCTATACACTGAATGGCTCAAGACAGCAAGACCTAAGCAGCTTCAGCCTGCGGAAGCTCATTATATATGGCTTATCTTAGCAGGCAGAGGTTGGGGTAAGACTAGAACTGGCGCACAAGATATTGCATTATACGCCCTAAGAAACCCCAATAGCTTATGTGCTGTTGTTGCTCCTACTCATGGGGATTTAAGAAGGGTTTGTTTTGGAGGCAATAGCGGACTTCTTTCAATAATACCTGATGAATGTTTTTTAAAATCAAGCGACCAGAAAGGTTATTCATCTAGTGTGTCTGAAATAAGATTGGAAAATGGTTCTAAGATTGTTGGCTATGCAGCGCAAGAGCCAGAAAGATTAAGAGGAAGTCAGTTTCATAGAGCGTGGGCGGATGAGTTGGCAGCATGGAGATACCCAGAAGCGTTTGACCAGTTGATGTTTGGGTTACGATTAGGAGAGAATCCTCAATGCGTGATAACTACCACACCCAAGCCAAGTAAAATTATAAAAGATTTGATTGAAAGAGATGATGTAGTAGTCACAACTGGAAATACTTTTGAGAATGAAGAAAACTTAGCAGACACCGCATTGACTATGCTAAGAGCAAGATACGAAGGTACTACGATGGGTAGGCAAGAGTTGTATGCAGAAATAATAGAGGATATGGAAGGGGCGTTGTGGACAAATAAAATGATTGAAGGAATGAGAATCACTGATGACAAAGAAACAACTTTGAAACAAATAATAGTTGCCATAGACCCCGCCGTAACCGCTAACGAGAATTCAGATGAAACAGGAATTGTTGTAGTAGGCAAAGATTACAACGAAAGATATTATGTTTTAGAAGATGTATCTGGCAAGTATTCTCCCGACCAATGGGGAAGAAAAGCTATAGATTGCTATTATGAATGGCAAGCTGATAGAATAGTAGCAGAAGTAAATAATGGTGGTGACTTAGTAGAAAGATTGTTGAGAAGTATAGATAACAATGTTCCTTACAGGTCAGTGAGGGCAACAAGAGGTAAGCTCACAAGAGCAGAACCTATATCTGCCCTTTATGAACAGAAGCGAGTTCACCATGTTGGATATTTTGCTGAATTAGAATCGCAGATGTGTTCTTATACTGGCGAAACGAGACCTTCCCCTGACAGATTGGATGCTTTAGTATGGGGTCTAACCGAACTAAGCAGATCAAGAGGGGAAGTTAACTGGAGGATAAGCTAATGGCAATGAGAGACAACATAAAGAACCTTTTTAACGGCAGACCCAAAACACAATCAAAGGCTATAGGGAACATGGTCAGTTATTTTGGGGTCAATACAAGCAGCAAACAATACGACTACAAAGAGTTAGCCGAAGAAGGCTACATGAAGAACAGCATTGTCTATAGATGTGTTAATGAGATAGCACACGGGGCAAGTGCAGTTCCCTACATGATTAAGTCAGGCGATACAGTAATAGAACAGCATCCACTTCTTTCATTAATAGACAGACCCAATCCTTTGCAATCACACAGCGAGTTTTTTAATGCGTTGTTTGGTTATCTATTATTAAGCGGTAACGCATACATTTTGAAAGTGGGTTCTGATTTAGGTAAACCCAAAGAGCTACATTTGTTAAGACCAGACAGAATGGTAGTCAAAGGGGGGAGTAAGCCAATACCCGATAGATACGATTACGTTATTAATGGCAAAGTACAAGCAAGTTACGATGTTGATGACACAACTGGCTATAGCGAAGTCAAACATATTAAGCTATGGAATCCATTAGATGATTACTGTGGATTATCTCCAATGGCTGCTGCTGCCCTTGAGATAGACCAACACAACATGGCAAGCAAACACAATGTTAATCTGCTAGAGAATGGAGCAAGACCAAGTGGTGCTGTGGTGTATAAGCCTAAAGATGATGGTGGTTTTGCGGTCAACCTAAGTGAATCACAAAGACAACAACTCATTACAGACCTCAATAATAGATTTACTGGTACTGCTAATGCAGGTAGACCCATGTTACTAGAAGGAGACTTTGACTGGAAAGAAATGGGATTGTCTCCTAAAGACATGGACTTTTTAAACCTCAAGCACATGGCAACAACCGATATAGCATTATGTTTTGGAGTTCCCAGTCAGTTAGTGGGTGTACCCGATGCACAGACTTATGCCAATGTAGCTGAAGCTAGACTGGCTTTATATGAAGAAACAATTATCCCTCACCTTAGAAAGATAGAGTCTGATATTAATGAGTGGTTAGTTCCCATGTTTGGAGAGAACTTAACCTTTGAATATGACATAGACAAGATACCTGCCTTATCTGAACGCAGAAGAAAGATATACGAGAATGTAACGAGTGCAGTAAGGGAAGGCATTATGACTCGCAATGAAGCAAGAGAGTTAATAGGTCTGTCCCCTATAGATGGTGCAGACGAATTGTATATATCAGCTAATCTATTCCCATTGGGTGCTGAAGAAACACCTGTACCCAATAACCCTATATCAGATGACGAGTTAGATGACTTTGATGTAGAGGAAGAATTACCAGAAGATGATAAAGCGGTAGATGCTCCCACTTAGAAAAGAGTTTAGAAACATAAGGCGTGGCAGAGTAAGTGCTAGATCGGAGATACGGAAACAACAAGTCCTAAGAAACAACTTAGAAAAACTTGCATTCAGAAGGGTCAATACATTATTTAGGAAATTTGTCAGAACAAGAGCTTTCTTGTTTAAAGAATATGGTGTGTATGATGCCAACCAATCAAGAATAGATTTAGACGAAGAATTAATACCCACTATGACTAGACATTATAGGAGGGTCTTTAAAGCTATATTTGCTAATGCCAATGAACTTTATGATAAAGGCACTAAAGATGATGAAGTTTTTATCATGGGAAGAAGTGTAGATTTTGAAAGATTGGTTGAAAATTATTTTGCAGGCAGATCATTAACATTAAGCGGTATATCAACTCGTATGGCTAACAGAATAGATAGAATAATAAGAGATGGAAGGGCAGAAAATTTAACCCTAAGACAAATAGCTAAAAATATATCCGATAAAGTAATACCCATAACTAGGGCAAGAGCAGCAACCATAGCAAGAACTGAAACACACAACGCTGCAAGTTTTGCTAATCATTCTTATCATGGAACAGTTGCAGATGACTTGGGAATGGAGATGGTTAAGCAGTGGGTATCTACAAGCGATGGAAGAACAAGGTCTGCACATTCTTCAGCTAACGGGCAACAAAGACCAATGAATGAGGACTTTATAATAGGCGGTGCGCCAATGGGTTACGCAGGTGATCCTAAAGGCGGTGCTAGAAATGTTATTAATTGTAGATGTGTGATTATTTATACCGATGCACAAGATGTTGTGCTAAATTAAACATTCAGATACTATATGTGGGTATATTTTAGGAGATAGCACTATGAGCAGTGAATTAATATCTAATGAACCTGACCTTGCTGTCCGTACAGACCAGTACGATTCCCTTGAAGATTCTATACAGAATGACGAAAAGCATATAAGAGCAGTCCAAGAGACTGACGATTCTTATATTGTTGAGTTTGAAAAAGACATGGCAGAACCTTCTGAGGAATCTGACTATGAGGAAGAAAAGGAAGAAAAGAGTTACATTGAAGTCAAGTCTGAAATCAAAGCGGAATCTGATGATGGCTCTTTTGAAGGTTACGGCAGTGTATTTAATAATACTGATCTTGGTAATGATGTAATCAAAAGCGGTGCATTTACTAAAAGCCTCAATCAAAGAGGACACAGTGGAGTTAAATTATTGTATCAACACAAATCCGATATGCCTATTGGAGTCTTTGACGAAATAAGAGAAGATTCACATGGTCTATATGTAAAGGGCAGGCTCGCTCTTAAAACACAAGCAGGCAAAGAAGCCTACGAATTATTAAAAATGGGTGCTTTAGATGGTCTAAGTATAGGCTTCAGAGTGAACCCGAAAGAAGTTTCTTATGATAAGCGTAAAAATCAACGCATTATCAAAGAGGTAGATTTAATGGAGATCAGTCTCGTTACTTTTCCGATGAACCCAAAAGCTACAGTTCGTCAGATAAAGGGAGAGGAAATCTCTATTAGAGAATGGGAGAATGGAATGCGTGAGGCTTTCAACTTATCCCGTTCAGAATCCAAGATTGCAGCAAAAGCTGTTAATCTGGCATTTACGCAACGAGATGTTGATGCTAATGCTGAAGTGGTAGAAGCCATGAAACAATTAACATTAACTATTAACCAACTCTAAGGAGCAATTATGTCTGAAGATATAAAGCAAGTTGTTTCAGAATTTGGTCAGGCTTTTGAAGAATTTAAAAAAGCTAACGACCAGAAACTAGAAGCATTAGAAAAAGGGCAAAGTGCGGATAGTTCTGTTGAAGCTAAACTCAATAGTATTGAGGAAAAGCTAGACGGACTTGAAGAAATTAATCAGGAGATTACACAAGCCAAACTTGCACAAGACGGAATCAAAGAGCAGGTAGAACAACTAGAGACAGTCATGAAAAGACCGAACTCTGGTTACGAAGCCAAGCAAATTGATGAAACCTGTGCAGCTTTTGACTCATACTGCAGAAAAGGACTGGAAGGTCTATTGGATGCAGAGAAGAAAGCATTAACGGTCAGCAATGACTCAACAGGTGGGTATCTAGCACCACCAGAATATGTGAGGGAGTTACTGAAAACAGTAACAGAAATCTCGCCTATTCGTTCAATCGCTAGAGTGAGAAGCACTGGACAAAGATCAATCCAAGTGCCTAAACGTGACGGTCAATTCTCTGCCTCTTGGGTAGCAGAAAGTGCAACTCGTTCAGAAACTACTGGTTACACAGTAGGACTGGAAGAGCTACCTGCACATGAGCTTTACGCTTTAGTAGATATCTCTGAGCAAAACTTAGAAGATACTATCTTTGATCTAGAAGCAGAAATGCAATCAGAATTCGCAGAGCAATTTGCGTTAGCTGAAGGAACTGCATTTGTTAGCGGTAACTCCGTTGGTAAGCCAGAAGGTTTATTAACTAATGGTGACGTTAGTGAAACTGTATCAGGACATGCTAGTACATTATTAGCAGACGGACTGATTTCACTAGTTCATTCTATTAAGTCCGACTATGGAAGAAATGGTACTTTTGTTTTTAACAGAAGCACTCTAGCTGCCATAAGAAAACTTAAAGATACCGCAGGGCAATATGTGTTCCAAACAGGTATGTCTCTACAGTCAGGAGTTCCTAATACTATATTAGGCTCGCCTTACGTTGAAGCTACCGATATGCCAGATGTAGGTGCTAACACTTACCCTGTTATATTCGGAGACTTTAGAAGAGCATACATGATTGTAGACAGAGTTGCTTTATCTGTAACAAGAGACCCATTCACACAAGCTACTTCAGGTAATGTTAGATACATTGCTAGACGTAGAGTTGGTGGACAAGTCCTTCAAGCAGAAGCAGTTGTTAAACAAAAAGTATCAGCTTAATTAGGAGTAATTTATGCAAGACTTATCAAATAATATTAATCCTGCTGTTTCCCTTATCAACGCAGTTAAAACTGCTGCAGGTAATGGTACTGGTGTTGACTTACAAGGCTATGAGAGAGCAACTGTTCTTGTTGACGTAGGCGCAGAAGGCGACACTTTATCTGGTTCAGTATATTTTGAAGTTTCATTAGAGGAATCTAGTGATAACTCAACTTTTACTGATGTTGCTCAAGCGAGCATCACTGATGGAACTATTGCTGCAGGAGGTATCTTCTTGAAATTAGATGGTACTGCCAACGGCAATCCTGATTCAGCAGGCGGTATATTCCGTGTTGAATATGTCGGCAATAGCAGATATATAAGAGTCGTACTCGCTAAAACTGGAACACACTCCAACGGAACACCTATTGGTGCGATTGTTGTGAGAAGTGGTTCAAGACATAGTAGCGACAACGCTTTTACAGCACATAACGCTTAAATAAGCATAAGACTGTGGGGGTTTATGCCCCCACTATCTTTAAACTTGGAGATATGAATGGCGAATAAAACGTACAAAATGATAGTACCAAAAGCAGGTGCAGCCAATAAAGACGGTACTGACACTATGCTCTATTCCGTAGATGAAATTTACGAAGCAAAAGAAGGTTTCCAGAAAGACTTAATGGAAGTATTCGTGGCTAATGGTCACGCTATGGAAGTTAAAGTTCAAGCTAAAGCAGAAGAACAAGGAGAACCTGTTAGAGCAAGAAACGAAAAAGGACAGTTAAAGGGAGATGACCCTGACACGCCAGATGTAAATGAAGCGTGGGAAGGTGGAGAAGCACCAGAGGTAAAAACTAAGAAAAAGAGAACTACTAAGAAGAAGGCTTCTTAACTTATACCCTTATTCGCTTTTTGATGCTCAATACATTTTAAAGTGATATTATTAATTCAGCAGATGCTAATGATGGTAGAGACCATGCAAATTAAAGGGATTAAATATGAGTGCAGGTTATCATCATTTTATAATAGAACAAGGAGCGACCTTCGGTCAGACCCTTACACTTAAAGATTCAAGCGATACTGTAATAAATCTTACAGGCTTA